TATGAAAGAAGAATATTTGGCTGAAAAAGTTACCGCTGCTATCAATGATGATAAAGTTTATAAAGTAGAATTTAACAGTGATGGTTCAGGTGTGAGGTTTTATTTTTACACTTTGACTGGCGATGAAGTTGTTTCTTTACAAATTGAAACTTTTATTGAGTGTATTAAAGGTAAACAATTTTCCATAAAAGAAACAACGAATTGTTTTTAAACTCTAACGCTGCGCTACCGGCACGACGGGCATTTGATTATGAAAATAAAATGTTATTCTGTTCGACTTGAGTCATTGCGATATATATCCGAGAAAGCGTGTAAAGCAACCGCCTTTGACGGCTCAACAGCAATAATCCCGAAAAGCCAAGTATTCGGACGCGATTATGAAGTAATGAAATCGGATGCTTATTGGATTTCAGCGTGGATTTTAGGACAAAAAGACCTTCAATATTCAGGTAAAAAAGAAGCGTGGTTCGACAGCGAAAATGGAAAAATGCTACCGACTTACAAAGTAGAACATCATACACCGGAACTCAAAGAAAAATTATTGTCAAACGAAATAAACGAATTGAAAAAATGAAAATAATTAACGAAAATACAGTTATTGCTACCGGAAAAGAAATCAGTGAAAGCGGTCTTTTCCAACATATACAACCGGAAAACACACAAGTTTTCTTATGGATTAAATGGAATTGGACACTTAGTAAGAAGGAGTCGGAAAATTATGCACCAATTGTCGAATTGTTTCCGGAAATAAAGGAAGATTCTACTCATATAATTAACAGTGAAAAACTTTATTTCAAACTTCCAAAAGGCGATACTGTCGATTTTGCATTTGAAAGTTTTATTTCAAAGTATATTAAAATAGAGCGATTATGATTCTTCTTGACAATCAGCAATCGGCAAAAGAACACCTGTCAAACTGGCGGGTAGGAGCGCTTTTTATGGAGGCAGGTACCGGCAAAACCCGGGTAGCCGTTGAGCTCGTCAATCAAATTCAGAATATTGATTTAGTTGTATATATTGCTCCACTGCGGACAATTAAGCCTCCGGATGGTGCGCCGTCCGTCATTGACGAAATCAATAAATGGGGCGGCTTCCGTTCGCCGGTAGAGTTTGTCGGAGTGGAAAGCATATCCCAATCAGATAGAATTTACTTGCAAATTTATAACAAAATACGCACTGTGTGGAATTGTTTCATCGTAGTTGACGAAAGTTTGAAAATCAAAAATGCGACTGCAAAACGTACCAAGCGACTGTTGGAAGTTGGTAAAATGGCACAGTATAAGTTAATACTAAACGGAACGCCTTTATCAAAAAATTTGCTTGATTTAAAACCTCAAATGGATTTTTTAAGTCCGAAAATCTTAAATATGTCAGATGCCGAATTTAAGAATACTTTTTGCAAATATACGACAATCACAAAGAGATTTGGTAGTTGGAAGGCATACACAAAAGAATTTATAACCGGTTACGAAAATATTGACTACCTTTATTCGCTTATCAGACACTATGTTTTTGAATGCAATTTATCGTTACAAATCAAACAGTTATACACAGAAATAAATTATTATCTCGATGAAGAGAATTGTGATGAATATTACCGTCTCAAAGAAAAATATCTTGATAATGAAACGTTACTATGGAAGAATAACAATATTTTTATCGAAATGACTCAAAAAATGCAACATACCTATTGCTGCACGGAAAATAAGTTTGAAAAGTTAGAGCAACTTTTTAAAGAAATCGATGAAAGCAGAACAATTATTTATTGTAAATATGTAGCAAGCCGTAAAGCGTGCGAAAAACGTTTCTCAAAAGCAACCGTTTTGAGTTATCAAAAGGAAAGTTTAGGGTTAAACCTGCAGCATTTGAACAACACGATATATTTCGATAAAATTTGGGATTATGCTCTGCGTGTGCAATCCGGACGGCGCACGTTCCAAACCGGACAGGAATACGATTGCCACTACTGGGATTTGACGGGAAATGTGGGCTTGGAATCGCTGATTGACCGTAATATTGAAAAGAAAATCGGAATGATTGAGTATTTCAAAGGGAAAACAAAAGAAGAATTAAAATTAGTTTTATAAATAAAATAACTAATTTTGTAAAAATTATGTCTTGTTATGGAACGATTTAATCTTAAAAAAGCAAAAGGTGGTAATGAAGTTTGCACTAAAATTGGGCTACCGGTAAAAATTCTATTATTCGACCGAAATAGCAAAACATTTCCATTGGTAGCAATAATCAACAATCGGAAAGTTTGCTGCTATACAGAAAAAGGAAAGTTTTATGCTGATCGCAACAGTGATTTTGATTTAAGAATGAAATGAACGTTTATGAAGCAACACAACAGCGTATGCAACGCATTTTCAACGATTTTGATAATGTGTACGTGTCTTTTTCCGGTGGAAAAGACAGTGGCGTTTTACTTAACCTTTGCATAGATTATATTCGACAAAATAACCTAAATCGTAAAATCGGCGTTTTTCATTTAGATTATGAAGCACAATACGAATGTACAACCAGTTATGTAACTGAAACTTTGTTGCAAAACACTGATATTTTAGAAGTTTATCGTATTTGTGTGCCATTCAAAGTTAGTACGTGTACTTCAATGCACCAAGATTTTTGGCGTCCTTGGCAATCGGATTTGAAAGATATTTGGGTTAGCGAAATGCCCGAAAATTGCTATACCGAAAATGATTTTCCATTTTTCAACGAAAAAATGTGGGATTACGATTTCCAAAATAAATTTGGACTTTGGATTCACGAAAAGATACAGGCAAAACATACCTGTTGCCTTATTGGAATCAGAACGCAAGAAAGTTTACACCGTTGGCGTGCCATTCACAGCGACCGAAATTACAAGAATTATGATGGTTTGATTTGGACAAAAGAAATGTACAGCAATGTGTATAATGCTTACCCGATTTACGATTGGATTACGGAAGATGTTTGGACGGCAAACGCTCGCTTCGGTTGGAATTACAACCGTCTTTACGACCTCTATTTTCAAGCAGGCGTTCCGATTGATGCAATGCGTGTAGCGAGTCCGTTTCTATCTGCCGCACAAGATAGCTTAAAACTTTACAGAGTTATTGAGCCGCACACGTGGGGAAAACTTGTCAGTCGTGTGAATGGCGTTAATTTCACAGGAATTTACGGTGGAACAACAGCAATGGGATGGAAAACTATAACGTTGCCGCCAAACCATACATGGAAATCGTATATGTACTTTCTTCTGGATACATTGCCGAAAGATACTCGTAGGAATTACCTTGTAAAACTCGAAACTTCAATGAAGTTTTGGCGAGAACGCGGCGGCGTCCTTTCCGACAAAACTATTTCCGAACTTCAGAACGCAGGTGTAAAAATTGAAGTGGGTACTGAGACAAATTATAAAACAGACAAAAAGCCGGTAAGAATGGAGTATATTGATGATATAGAAAGCGCCGAATTTCAATTGATACCTACCTACAAGAGAATGTGTATTACTATTTTAAAAAATGATCACCTTTGTAAATATATGGGGTTTTCACTCACAAAGAACGAAAATGACCGCCGAAAGGCAATAATGGAAAAATATAAAGCATTGTTATGAAAGATTTATTTACAGAAAAAAACAACTATAAAAGCCCTGTTTACAATGTTCAGGCAGTTCCGATAGAGAAAATACAGGCAAATTCGTACAACCCGAATGCAGTAGCTCCGCCGGAAATGAAATTGCTTTATCAGTCAATCAAAGAAGATGGCTACACAATGCCGATAGTGTGTTATTATTTGGCAGATATTGATAGATACGAGATTGTAGATGGATTTCACCGCTATCTAACCATGCTCAAACACAGCGATATTTATGAGCGTGAAAATGGACTGATGCCGGTGGTTGTAATTGAAAAAGACATCAGCAACCGAATTGCAAGCACTATTCGACATAACCGCGCACGCGGCTCACATTCCATTGAATTAATGAGTAATATCGTTTCTGAACTCGTACAGTCAGGTATGTCAGATGCTTGGATTATGAAAAATATCGGGATGGATGCCGATGAATTATTAAGATTGAAGCAAATTACCGGTTTGATGGCTTTATTTAAAGATAGAGATTTTTCAAATTTTATTGAAAATCAATGAAAAAGCTACATTAAATATATATTTTTAGTAAATTTGCAGAAAAAAAATTATTGAATAATGGAAAATATTCAGATTGCAATTGAATTTTCACATAAAAACGGCTACGATACAGCAATTATATGTGATGTGCCTGAATGGAAATATAATGGTCAAACTGTATATATTGCAATGAATAGTGATTCGGAAAATAGGCGTACCGGCTATCCGGCATTTATTATTATTGAAAATAATAAAGCAAGATTTGCTAATATTAATGAAATAGATAAAATAATGGGATTTACTACTGTTCCAGAAGGATTTTACAATACAGATGAAGATTTTATGTCTTTATAACAATTCCATCAACAATTTTAGTATTAACAAGTAGATTATCAACACGCAATACATAAACTCCTGTTCTTAACTTTATTTTCTTTGATAACTCAATCCATTGTATTTCTTTTCCTGTTTGAGGGTCATACAATCTTATTTTTCCATTTGATAGTCTTTCGAGTGTTATAATATGACCACTACTTCCGTTTTTCCAATCAAAATCTATATGATAGCGCCCAACATCTTTTGTTAAATCTGCCAATTCCTTTGATAACTCTTTTATATTTTTTGATTTTATATTTCCTCTCTTATCAACATCATACGCTCCACCTGCTTTTTGTTTATTTGGTGTTTTTCCTGTTGTAGGGTCGATCCAAGCATCTGATGTTTTCTTAGATAACTCGTATGGAATATTACCTGATTTTTCAGTATTTTCCTGCGCAGTAACATCAAATCCTCTTCTTCTTAACTCGTTTGCCACAACACAAGATTGACAATTTACGGTATAACCTCCGCCTTGTGAATAGTTTTTATTTCCGTATCCTTTATTTGCTTCTTCAAATGTCATTTCTTTTCCCTGAGTGACATTTAATTTTACTTCAATTTCCTTGTCATTGACTATTCGTTCTTTTGTTTTTTGTGAATTAGAAGAATTAATGGCGTATTGTTGTGCTATTTTCCGTGCTACATTAGTTCTTAGAGAATTAGTAGCATCTGTTATTGATTGTTTTATAGCCCTATAGTCTGCTTTGCTTATTATTAGTTGAGATTCCAATGCCTCCAATTCACTTGCATCAACATTCGCGGCTTTTGCTTCATTTAGCGCCGAATGTACTTTTCCAAGCAGTGAATCATATTGACCCTTTACTGCATTTACAGTAGTTTTAACGATACTTATTGCGTTCCTAATTTGAGTAATATCATTCGATTGAAGCGCCTTGTCAATCATAGCTGTTCCAACTCCATATTCATCTGCAAATTCCTTTAACTTTTCAGCATCAATATTCAATAATTGTATTTCACTTGGTTCAGAATTGAATTTATCTCTTATATTTTTCGGCACAGTCACCTCACTCACCGGTATCAGTTCATGCCCGCAGTTCCAACCGCCGCGAAGAACGATAAAATTTTCCGGCGTGGTTTCTTCTTTCATCCCGCGCGGCAATCCGGTTGCTTCATTGATTTTGCATTCGTGTCCGTCGATAATTCCTTTCAGAAGTGTTGGTATTTCCGATTTATGGACGTACCGTTTTTTGGTCAGATGTTCGCAAAACTCGCGCGTAGTGGTCAGGTTGCTGCCGACGTATTGAAACCATTCAGAATTGAGCGCGTCGGCAATCATACTGTTTCCCTGTCCTGCAAATTGTCCTAACGTATCGGTGACAAACGTTTTTGAGTATTTGGAAAGCATTCCCGGACTTTCTTCCGTTGTGATGAGTTGGTTTCTCAATTGTTCGGTTAAATCAGCGTATGAACCGCCGGTCGTTACACTTGTTAGCAAGGTATTATAAAGATTCGACACAACCGCTTGTTTATAGCCGGAGCCGATAAGATTTTCAAGCGTATGGTCGATTTGCGCTTTGGCTGTTTCCGTCATCATTTTGCGGGTTTCTAACGGTATCCCTTCGGTTAGCTTTTGAAAATTCGATATTTCAGGAATATTGGATACAAACTTATCTACCGCATTGGCATATTCTTTGGATACGACTATCTTACCGAGTTTTGATTTTATTTCGTTAATCAGTCTCAGGTTTTCAACCGTTTGCTGAATGTTTCCTGCTGATGTTACTTTCAAATCCTTTAACAGCAACGAAACATCTCGGAATATCTTTTTTTCAATATCCGGTATTTTCGATTCAAATTTGCCCTGTGCCTGATCGATTATTTCCAATATGTTTTTCAGGTCAGCCATTCAATTGACCTGTAATATTGGTTTGTAGCGTTTCCTTCACCGAATTTTCTTTGATTATTTCGTCTGCATAAGCGGAAATAATCTTTTTTCGGTCGCCGAACGATTTTGTAATGAAGTCCTTTTCTTCATTGAAGGCGCGTTGTATGAATTGCGATATATTGCACGAAATAACATAGTCTTTTTCTGTTATTCCGCTGTTTGAAAGCATCGTCATCTTGTCGCTCTGGCTGTAACCGTAAAGTGGGTCGAGTTCAAACATACATTCAACTTCATACGCCACTTTCGGCTCGGCATTGTATTTCTTCCGTGCAAGTTCGATTTCCATGTGCTTAATAAGCAGCGGATTTACATTCGCATTCTTTGCCGTCTGAATATCATTGACAAGTACGGATGTATTCAGCAGGTCGAACCGTTCCGGCACCGCGATAACAGGAAGCATCTTATCTCGCAGCGCCTTATCGGGGACAATAAGTGAATACCTGTATTGACAGATGTAGTAATAAACATTATCAAGTACCATGACAATATCTTCCGCTACCGAATTGACAAACGTATTCAATTCATCCCTATCTACTTCTTTGGCAGTCCCCGATTGATTGAGCGGCGTTTCTGCCAGAAATTCCATATTGATTGCCGAAAGCGCATCATAAATATGATTTCTTACCCGCTCGTCCTGCAACCGTGCAATGTCGGTACTTTTTTGTACATATCCTCGCGGAGGAACTGGCAACTGATATTCATCCAATTTACGACCGGCTGTTACAACCAATTCGCCGTATGGTGAAACATTTGCAATACTTCCATGCCCTTCGCATCTTGAGCATTTTTTGAAACTACCTGTTTCGTCTTTTTCATGAGATACTCCCGCTCCTTTACATGCCGGACATTCCGTATTTGTATATGTATATCTTTCGGAGTGAATGTGTTGCACAATTTCGGCTTGCAGGTCGGAATATTCGCGGGCGGCTTCGTCAAGAAACGGAACCATGGGAGCAATCCTGCTCTCCTGAATAATATCGTTATTTTTCCGGTCGAAATAAACCCCGCCGACTTTGAAAACAGGCAGTTCACCGAAGTTGTGGTCGTAAAGAATCGTTTGAACATAATTTCCCGACTTTTCTTCATACCGTGCAATTTGCGTATCGGTGATGATGTAGTAAACTTTCCCTTCATAGCTTCGGTTATTCCCGCTTTTGTAAACTACAACGTCCGACGACTGCAAAGCGTAGTATTCCCCCTGAGAATAGCTTAATATTTGCTTTGAACTGAATATCTCTACTTCAGGCTTAACATATTCGGCTCGATTGGCTGGAAGGCTTTTCAAAATAACGGCGCAAACGGCATTGGCATCAATCAGCGAACGGATAAGCAATTCATTGAATGCCCAATTGGTAAGGCTCGTAAAACCGGGGTAATTGTTTTCGCAATATTCTTCCAAAGTTTCGTTCTCCGCTATTGATTTCGGAACGGAATCAGGGTCGAACTGTATATTCCAGTCCTGCGAACGCCGTATTTTAGAAAGAGAATTGATAACTTTTCCGACCGACTTTTTGGTAATCGGAACGTATATCTTTTTTCGGTAATCTTTCACCTTTTCGCTTTCCGAAGGGCGGCGGTCGTTTATCAGCTTATCTGGACTTAATCCCTTAGCGTGTACCTCTAACTTGTTTGCTAATTCCTCGCAAATCGGTTTATTTGGATGTCTGGCTCCGATTGCGGTTCTAACGAAATCGGCTGTTAATTCGATAGGCATTTTAATACGGACGATTAAAATGAATCGGGACGTGTCCCGCGAAGTATTCCCTTTCAGGGCTTAGCAGATGCTGTATCTGCTTATATCTTGTTCGGACAGCTTGGTTTTTGCCCGCGCATTGTCGTTTTCATCTTCTCCATCCCATTGTATCTCATAGTCGCCGGATTCAAACATAGGTTCTTCATCCACTAACAAATTAGGATAAAGAAGTATTTCCTTGATGGCGTCGTGGATGTATTCGGGATAGAAGTCGGTCATCAATTCAACTTCTTTCCGGCGCGTCTTGGATAAAGACAGATTGAATCCGTTGGAATCGACATACTCCGACTTATCCGTTTTCGACTGTGGATTGTCGATGACGCACGAAATCCGTACCCGCTGCCGGCGGTCATCCGCTTTGTCCCAATACTCAAAAACGTGGGTATTGTCCGTATCACACCCGATGTATTGAAACGGCGTTGAAAAATAACTTTCGGCTACAATTCGGAAGCAATCTCCAGGAGCCAGAATAGAGGCAAGGTCTATATCCGACAAGTCGATAAATCCGTCGGACGCCGCAAGGTATTCTTTACCGAGTTTATCGCCGTTCAAATTGGCAATATACCAGTTCTCATCGGGAGTCGGAACAAACAAAGCCAAGTCGCTGCCTTCCGCTACCGGCAACACATAGCAGCAACAAACTTCATGCCTGTCTTCCGAAAACTGCACTATGGGATACTTTATTTCCATGCTGCAAATGTAAGCATTTTTATTAAATATTATTCTAAACAAATACATATTATATATTATTAATAATTTTAATTTTTAAAATGAGAAATTATCCAATATAATTTTATATTTTTGCAGCATTATTAACATAAAAATGTATTTTTATATGAAAAAGTTATTGCTTTTGTTATTATTATTTCCTATACTTTGTTTCGGACAAAGTAAAGAAAAATTAGATTTAATTAAAAAGTGGGAAGATACAGGATATTTTAAAAGAGACGGTGATAATATAGTTGTTTCTTCTATTGTAAATGATTTAGATGGGAATAAAAATGAATTATTTATAAGAGTAAAAAGTTTTTTGTCAAGAAATTATAATAATTCACAATCTGTTATACAAACTGAAGATAAAGAAGCAGGTATTATTATAGGAAAAGGCTATTATCCAAACATATATAATTTTACAGCAAATCTTATAGTTCCTGTATCATACAGTTGTTATCACATTTTACGAATTGATATAAAAGATGGAAGAATAAGAATTATATGTTCGGTTGACACATGGATTGCTGAATGGCGTGCGTCTGGAAATAATTACACAAAAGAAGAACATTTGGTAGTTAACTTACCTCCATACACAGAAAAGAAGGTTTTCGGTCTCGGTAAAGACAGATCTGTTGATGCTTTTATAAATCTAATAAGTAGAATGCACAATACTATCGCATCATTAGAAAAATCAGTTAGAGATGGTTCATTGAAAATCGAGAATGATGATTGGTAAAAACCATTTTTCTTCTCTTATTGTTATAACTTTCAGATTGTTGATTATCGACAAATTTACACTTTTTTCGGAATCAACACAAAAGAAGCGGTATTTTTTTGCTTTTTGTATTTGAATTCGTAGATAAAGCACGGTATATCATCGACAAGAATGATTCCGTAAGGATTATCTTTGATTGACTTATATTCGCTCGTGCTTACCGGATAATCTGATACTTTGATTAATTCCGGAAGTAAAACCAAATCACTGCTTTTGAAATTCTGATTTTCGTTATAAAGACTAACATCAGTATCCGGATACTCACTACCGAGTATGTCTATAATAGCTCTACCTTTTGCCTGTAAATTTCCGGTACCCGAAGTGAAAATCAGAGATTCTTCTTTACCAAATCCAAGCGAAAGAAGTCTGTTCAACCACCTGTTTATCATTCTTGCAGGTGAAATACGCATATTATAAATAGTATCCGGTGAAATTATTGTATTTTCTGTATCTTCTGCCCCCAAATCTATTTTATAAACTGAATAGTTTTTACTTAGGCAGAAAATAAACACATCATTGTCGTATCTCCAGTCGGATGTATTATTAAGCGATTGCCTGCGAGTATATTCAATCGGATATCCGTCTGCTATAAAATCTGATTTTTGCTCCATTTCATTGTTTTTAAGCTTCAATCGCGTTCTATATTCTCGTTCGGTATGGAAAGCATCCAATCCGTTTATGCTTTCCGTTTCGTACTTTTTGTAACCACTTTTGAAAATAGAAAAAATCTGATTCGGATTGATTCCACGTTCTATTTTATTTGGATTGCGGATGCTGAAAATTTCATCGTTTTTGTAAAACCAATACCAATTTTCGACATGTATAAACCATTTTTCATCTTCTTTCACAAAACCAAATCCTATATTGTCGATTGCTGTCAGGTTTTTTATTATGTCAGAAAAAGAAAGTGTAAATAGTCTTTCAACCTGTTTATTGTTTTCGTCTTTTACTGTTATATTTCTTATCCGTAATCCGGTCGACAAAGCCCTGAACGAACCGATGCCATTTGTTTTCGTTTTGTTTACATTACTATCAGTCCTTCCATAGTAATCTGTTTTTACTGTAATTTGATTATTGGTGATTGATTCTGCTATTCTGGATAACGTTTCATGAAGAAATGATACGGTAGCGATTGTTGGTCTGAATCTACTTAAAGTTGATACACTTATTTCTGATTTATTTATTTTTAGACTAAAAGAGTTTGCATTCCAAGGTGGCTCATTAGGATTATTAACTTCTACATTTTCATTCTGAAATGAAAAATACAGATACAGTATATCGTTGTTATTCAATTTTCCAACATCTATTATTCTGTCTTGTATTAATACATCAAAATCTCTATTCATCGGATTAGCATCAATCAGTGTTTCTGTATAAATAACTGTGTCATTCTTTCTGATATTTAATTTAACATCATGATAATCTGTAAAATACATTGGTGGGTCAAATGGTGAATCTTTATGGATATTTATCATTTTAAAATCCATTAATATGGTAAGGAATGTATTTCCAATTGTTACGCTTTTATCCAATAAATATTTGAAAATCATAAAACTATCAAGCATTTCCTGAAATGTTGTATTATTTGTTATAGTAAATTCAGTACTGTACATCACATCGAAATCATTGACTATTATTTTATGATGTTCAGGTATAAATTGATAAACTGTATCTTTAGTATATGTAGTAAATGTAACATACTGAAAAAATTCTTCCGGAATTATTTTGCTCCACAATGTAATTTCCTTGCTTGGCAAATCAATATTTTGTTTTAGCATTGGATAATCAGTTAAATTTTTTTCCTCTGAGTCAAACGATTTTAACGAATCCAAATCTACTTTCTGGTCAATTCGATTATTGAACAATACCTGTATTCCAATGTCGGCTGCTTTTGCTTCTATGTAACAGTACCCGTCTTCATATACTTTGTTGTACGCTTCAAAATCCAACTTCCCGCGATACTCCTCTGTTCCATTATTCTCACAGATGAAAGTAATGAGATTGTCAATATTATCGTTATAGGAATTTTCCAAGATGTTAATGGCTGTATCTCCATAGAATTTCAACGATAACTCTGAATATTGAACGTCTATCCCGTGCGATTTTTCGTTTCGTTTCAATACCAATTCAATACC